CGACGCGCCCGTTGCAACCCCGGCTGATAATCACGACTGGTATCGTAGAACGCCAGTTCAAGGCACGCCGGCTGCGAATCGGCGGCAAGCCGCTGGCGCCGTTCGGGAGGGCGATCATCGGCGGGGCGGCGCGCATCGATGGCGTCGGCGGGCAGCGCCTGCACGGCTTCGCCGCGGCCGTTGATCCGCATCGGGTCGCTGCCGACAATCGCGGCATCGGTCGCCGCTAAGAGTGGCGCCAGGCTGTCGGCAAGGCTGCCGGCGCGGCTGGCACTATAGCCGGCAAGCGTCGGGAACTGCCCGGCGACCGACAGGCCATCGAACCCCGCCGCCGCTGCGAGCCCGGCAATGACATCGCCCATGTCCAGCGGACCGGTGTCGGCGATGATTTCAAAGGTCAAATTGGGAATTCGGTTGCCGTAATCCGCCAGCGGCAGGCCTTCGAACACCGCATAGGCCAGCCCGCGATAGGCCGGTGCAAGCGCCGCCCCTTCGGCCGCCGCGATCAACGGATCGACTGGCTGATCGGCATCGCCGGTGTGGATGCGCATGACGGTTGGCGTCACGAACACGCCATTGGCGTCGCGGATCAGACGGCCATCCGCCCAGATCCGTTCAACGCCGATGATCCGCCGGCCGGCGAGGCCAACGGCGAACGACGCCGAATAGCTGTAGGTTGTCGTTGCCGGGCCGCTGCGCTTGCCGCCGCCGCCGCTGGCGGTCGCTTCGCGAATGCCGCTCGTCCAGATCAAATTGCCGGCAGCGCGCATCCGCCCCATTACCAAAGGGATTGGCTCGCCATAGGCGGCACTTTGCACCGCCGGGTTGCTGATCCGGCCCTGTTCACGGGCGCGGCCGCCGCCGAGCACCGCACGATCGATGCCGCCGCCGACCAGCGTGCCGACGATGGCGCCAATCGGCCCGCCGACGATGCGGCCGAGCGTTCCGAGAATGAGGGTTGCCATGGCTCAACGCGCTCCCGGCAGGCGCCAGGCCTGCACAACGTGCCACTCGGGATCGATCGGCCCTTCGACGACGCGCTCCAGCCCGGCATGGGCATGCACCAGCCCCGCCGCTGTCACGATGCCGAAATGCCGCTGACCCGGCGCCGGTGCGATGACCAGCACATCACCCGCAGCGGCGCTATCGACCCAAAGCGCCCCGACCCCGGCGAAAATGCCCGCAATGTCCGGCGGCGTGCCGCCCAATCGATACCGCGGCAGTATCGGCAGCTTGAACGGCGCCGCAGCGGCGGCAGCGAGCACAACACCCACGCAATCGAGCCCCAACCCCGGCGTGCGACCGTGCGGGCGGAACCGCGTACCGACACAGGCACGCGCCGCCGCGACAATCGCCGGCCAACAGCCCGGCGAGGAAACACCATCGGCCATCGTCGCAATTCCTTTGGATACGGGAGAGTCAGATGCCGCCAAAGCGCGTCAGGATATCGCCGCCCGGCACATGCGGTTCGCCGCGAAAGTTCACCGCATTGGCAAAGCGTTGTGAACAGGTAACCAGCCGCTTGTCGCAGCCCTGCCAGAGCCGCAATCGCGTTCCCGGCGCCAGTTGCAGCGGTTCATCGACCGCCAAGCGTCCGTCGTCGAGCGCGACGATGCGGCGATCCAGGCCTGCCGCCGGCCCATCGAGAACCCGCAACCGACCATCGACAAAATCGGCCAGCGGCACGTCGGGCGTGGCGATCGTCAGGCCATCACCAACAGCCGTGATGACCAGGACGCTGCGACCGCGCATCGCGACGCCGCAGCGTCGGTCGCCAAGCTCGGCGCGGCATTCGGGCGAATAGCTTTCGACCGCTGTTATCGCCAGCGCTGCGGTCGGCCCGCGCAGCGAGGCGACAAAGCCACTATCGGCATCAATGCCCGCCTCGACCTCGCCGATGCGGCCGCGCGCCAGCCCCTGTTGCCCGGCATCGGGCGCACGCCAATCGACCAGAAACACCGTGACAGCGGCATCGTCATAACGTCCCGCCGCCAGATCATCGCCGGTGATGCAATCGGCGGTCAGGGCGCCGCCGACATCCATGGTGTCGACTTCGAGATCGTCATTGCCGACAATCGCCGATGGCACCATGCCGGGAGCGCTTTCATAGCGCAGTCCCGCCACCAGCAGCGGCCGGTCGTGGGTGGTGAACCCCAGAGCCACACCGTCGCCGCGCACCACGCGCCAACAGACGGCAAGGAAGGTCAGATCCGCCGTCAAGGCGTCGCCCAATACGGTCATGCCGATCAGTCCTCACGCAGTTCGACCAGCGGCACCGAAGGCAGGTCGCCCGCCCGCCAGCCGGCAATCGACACATCGACGCGGTCAGCGGCAAAGCGCACCGGCACATCGAAATCATAGCCGGCGGTCACCATCGCACCCGGCGGCGGCGGCGTTTCGAAATCGACCTGCCCCAGCGCGGCGAGCGCCCAGCCCATGGTCTGCGGAACGCCATCGATGGCAACCTTGACCGACGCTTCGATTGGCCGGGTGATCCGGCGGGTCTGGGTGTCGTCGCCATCACCATAATGTTTGACCAACGCAAAGCGCGTCGAGCCGCCATCGCCAGTGCCAAGCCGTTGATCGGTAGCGCTGATGACGCTGCCCGGTGCCGAACTGTGATCGATCGGATCGCGAAAGCGAAAGCCATGCGCCTGGCCGCGGCGGGCGCGGAAGAACGCCAGCAGCGCCAGCAGATCGGCTTCGGAGCGGATGCCGACCCCGGCGTCGTAATGCACCAGCGCGTCGCTCCACTGACTATTGCGCTGTTCATGCCCCGAGCCCGTCACGACGATCTGGGTGGAAAACTCGGGCCCGCCCGAGGCGCCAAAGCCGAGTTCGAGCGGAAACCGCACATCATGAAAGGCTGTCATGCGATCCTCACCGTTGATTTCAAATGCCGTAAAGCCGTCGCGCGCCACCTGCGGCCACGCCCAGACAAAGGTTTCCGCCACGCCGCGCGCCAGTGCGTCAGTCGCCGCCGCAGCGATGCGGGGCCAATCGCCGGGGTGGCGCGCAAAGCCGGCGAGATAATGCTGGCTGGCCAGCGGATAATGCAGCCGGTCGCTTACCGCCTGTCGCCCGCGTCGTTGCCCGCCAGCATCGCCCGCGGTGACAAAATCATAGTCCTCAAGCTGGAGGACATCGAACGCCGGAAAGGCCCAGGCCATCGGCATATTCGCGCGCACCAGTTCAGGCGAGGCCGCATCGAGCACCTGCGGCGTGAAGAACAGCAGCATCACCTCGCAGTTTGATGCTGCGCCGCGCACTGCATCGCGCAGCGCCAGCGTCGCCGCGCCGAGCACGCCGCCGCACCAATCGAGGTAGGCGCGTTCAGCGGCCGTGGTGACAGCGCGCGTATCGGCAATCACCGGCACTGATGCGCCGGTCTCGACGGTGAACCGCGCCGTGGTCGCGGCATCATAAAGGCAGGGCCGGCTGTTCGGGCCGACCCACCACCACGGCTCGCCGATCTGGAAGCGCGGCGCGGCGCCGGTCGCCATTGCCAGCCCGACGAAGACCGCCGCCACCGTCTGCAGCCACACCATCGCCGCCGTGCTGGCGGGCGACAGCAGCGTCGAAGGCGGGGTGTAGCCCGTCGATGCGCGCTGCCCGAGCGCGTCGCGTTGCGCCCAGGCATCGGGGCAATGCTGATCGAGCAGCTCGAATGACAGCGACAGGATCGGTTCAAAACCCAGCGCCACGGCGCGTTCAAGGAAGTCCCGGTGCCACGCCAGCGCCGGCCCGACCACCGGCACAGCGGGATCGGCGCGATACGCAGCCCCATCCCAGCGCAGGCCGGGAAAATGGCTCATCCCGACATAATGGACCAGCGCACCGCGATAGCCGAGCGCGAACATCGCCGCGATCAGCCGTTCCGGCGTCTGGTTATAACTGTCGTCATAACCGCTGGCGATGCGCAGCCGGTGCGGCGGGATAAAGGCGTCGCCCACGGCCAGCACCGATCCCGAGCCATCGCAGCGGATGCCACTTAGCCGCACCTGCCCCGCCAGCGGTTCGGCGAGAGGCGCGGCAGTGCCGTTATAACCCGGCGGCACCAGTGAGATGAACAGTCGGTCGATGTCGCCCGCCCACACCGGATCGGCTTCGGACGGCAGCAGAAAGCCACCCGCCAACGCATCGAAATCGAGTGCAATCTCGGCATCATCGGGGCTGCCGCTGGCATAGTTCCACAGCCGCACATACCAGCTGCGCGGCTGGCCATTGGCGTCGCGGCCTTCGATGGTCAGCACC